ACCTGCGTTATAGTCAGCGTTACAGTGGTTCTTACATGCCTTGCATGTATACCACTTACCTTGTCTAGCTGACTTATCTACAGTACCACATACGTGACACTGTTGTGATGTACCATAGGCTTCTACTTGGTAGAACAGACTATCCTGAGTGGTTAGTTTGTACTGAAGTATACTGAAGAAGATACCCCATCCCTGTTGCATAACAGCACGGTTCAACATACGTTTCTGCTTACTACCGTAGTTAGGCTCATCAACAGTACCTACGATAGACGCAGTCATCTGCTTGATATCTAAGTGTTCGACATAGACATTTTTATACACTAAGTATCTGTTAGCCAGATGATGTAGTGTATTACGTCTTATGTTAGCTATGTGCCTATGCTGTTTGACCACTCTGTTCACCGTACGTCTTTGGTTCTCGGACTTAGGTGTGGAGCGAGCTAACTGCTGTTGTAGCTTCACTAGCTTAGATATTTCCTTAACATTAACCAGTGAGGGATGGGCGTAGCCATCACTATCGGTTAGGAAGGCCCTGGTACCTACATCGATACCTACTGATCTCCATGTAGCGGATGGTGTAGCTATGTTATCAGCTATTAGAGATACTGATGCTTCTACTAGACCATCGTTGTAGAGCTTGATAGTGAGTGTCTTGTACTTAGGGTTACTGAACTCTCGGAACCCTCTACACTTAACGTACCCTATCTTAGGTAGGAAGATGTGGGTTCTAGCATCGTTGAACCTAACACCTTGCGGGTAACAGAACGACTGCACACTATCACGTCTGGTTTTGAACACAGGTGGTCTCTGTCTGACGTTACCTGACTTCATCTCTCTGAAGAAGTGGGTATAGCCTAGTTCTAACCGTTTACAAGCTTGTTGTAGTGTCTGAGAGTGTATGTTAGACATCCAACTATGCTCTGGTGTCTTCTTAACATCTGTTAACATCTTGATACAGTCGATGTAAGTGTATAAGGGTGACTTGTTAGCATATCGTTGCTTGTTGATAGCTAAGAAGTAGTTATAGATATAACGTGTAGCACCACAGTGCTGTCGTATCTTCTCTAACTGTTGTTGAGTTGGATAGAGTTTCATCTTCATAGCTCTAGTCACTGTAGGTGTCATGGTGTCCTCCTTGTGTTGATATACGGATAGTATACTATCCTATGTAAGTGATATGTGGTCATGATACAGTTGATGTAACTGTATCTCCGCCCTGAAGGGCGAAGTCTTAGTTACATAACAATTAATAAATATTCAAACTAACTTGAGAAGGTAATTGTTTGTTATATTTATTACCCATTACTAAGTTTTCAGGTATAGGTTTTATATCTTCACTTCCCTTCATTTCTTACCTCATAATACACTCTATATATAGCAACTATCTTAGTTGGTTCTTTTATAAAGTATTTTTTAAAAACTATATCAAGAACATTTGGTTTAACTTTATTCAAGATATAACAATCTAACAAGTTTATGAAATTAGTTACAGTATGTACATACTTAGCTTTTGGTATAAACTTATCTATATCTGATAATGGGTGTTCTTTGTTATCAGCATATATGTTTTGTAATATTTTTTGTGTAAATCTTACATAAGGATTATTTAACTCGTTTGGTATATGTTTATACATATGTATCAGGTCTAATTCAATAGGGTTATTATCTAAGATTTTACCAGCTATTCTTATAAACGGACTAAGATCTATTTCAACATCTTCATGTTCTACCTGGCTCATGATTAACTCTTTTCATAACTTTTTTAACCATTATCTTTATAGATGGATTAATCTTATTTAACTCACATAGTATATTACACACTATGTAGTAATTATCAATATTTCTTAAATCCATAAGTCTATCAACGTGGTTACCATTTACACAATTATTACTCCATGTTATCAAAGCGTGTTCAACATGATTATCTATAATATTAAAATAGTCATTTATTCTATTTTCATTATTAAACTCATCATATTCATCTTGAGAACTTTTTGTAATATTGTTTAACCTATATTCTGTTATTAATGTTTCAAACATATCTTCAAAATATAGAATATTATCTCTATAACCTAACGGTATATTTACAACATAACTTATAATATTGCTTAATATAAAAGTATCAATAGTATCTTTAGTTTGTTTATCTAAAACACCATATGTTTTATCTTTAATATTAAAATAATCACTAGGTCTTGTTAAATTTAATAGATTATCTATGTTTATACTCATGAGTGTTATTTTAAAATCATTCATAGGTAACTCGTCTGTTAAGAAAGAGTTAACTTCATAATTAAAATATTCTATAACACCGACATCATATCTATCAGAATGATCCATGGTCAGGCTCCGTTGATTTAACTTTTATAGAGTCCATATACTTAACTGTTTCTAAATATCTTAATTCTAAAATATGACCGACTTTAGATACCACGATTATACCAGTAGATATATCAAAGTCATAGATAGCATCTTGATTTTGCATTATAGCTGGCTCTATAGTTCTATATATGTTATGTATATGTCTTAATATAGCTTCTACGTCATGATGTAATATAACTCTATCTAACTTAACATGTCTTATATAGCTATTATTAAAAATATGACTAAAAACTATTTCTCTATAGTCAGAAAGTAACCTATGTTCCGACATATATTCTTTACCACCAGATGGTATCAGTTTATTTTTTATTAGATCATCACGATATTCATTTTTAGAATATATCATGATTTCTAAAACATCTATCACACAGCCTATACATAAGAAAGGATGCCACGGTCTATTACTAAAATAATGCTCAGGGTATTTACGTAATGCTAACTGTTTTTCATCACCTAGTAATGGTAATCTATTGTTTTTAACAAATAATAAGTTATTAGGTAATTCTAAATATTTATTAAATATCATCTCGATAATATCTAATTGTTCATCAGCTCTAATTATAAAATTCATCCTTAACCCCTATGTGATAATACTATGTATATTTTATTATTAACAACAGTTGTAGTAACGTGATATGTTACTCGATATATTAACCTCATACCAAATGGAAAATATAATATTCTTATTAAACATTCAAAAATATCTTTATAAGCATCGTATAATAACTTATTATTATCTAAGTCTTCTACACGTAAAGAATACTCATAATTATTAACATGGTAACCTAATACTTCAGAAAGTATCCTAACAACACAATTTTGAAAAATAGTAAGTTGTAACGTTTTAATTAATGATATGTTCTCAGCCTTTAACTTAATTTTTAGAAAAGTTAATGGATCAGTTATATCCACTACGTATAAAACATCTTTAATATTATTAAACGTCATAATGTCCCCTTATATCTTCATATATATTACGATTTTTCAAATTATGTAAAAAATAAATAAGATACTAGACGTGGTCGACCACGTCTAGTATCTAGTTAGAAAATAAAGCCTTCATCTGATTCATCATCAGACTTAGATTTTTTAAGAGAGTGTGGTGTGATAGAGTTCATTAACTCTTCAGCATTACCAACAAGTTCTTCTAATGCTTGCATTTCAATAGTCAATGTGTTTGCAAACATAATAAGGTGCATAGGTAATACATCTTTATAGATTTTAAGAACGTTTTCATCCATGATGATACCTTGCTTCTGATGAAACAATCCAAAGTTAATATCACCAGAAACGTTAGGTGTTGTTAAAGTTCTAGCAATGATAGGAATAGTACCAGCAGGTGCTTTAGGTTCACCGTGAGCTACTGTTAATCCATACACACCAGCTTTAACTTTAATACTCTTAAAAGAAGACGGGTCAATGATATTAATCATGTCTTGACTATCAATAGATTCATGTTCACCAGATAAGAATGTTGATAAACCTAATGCTACGTTATAAATAAGATTGTTTACTTTGTTTTCAGCAATCTTACTATTGTTATCTAACATACTGTTATTGAAGTAAATAACGTTAACAGCTTTATTAGCTTTTAACGCATAGTTTTCAATAGTTTCTAACGTCTTGATAGTATTTCTAGCATAGACCATGTTACCACCAACATCAATCTTACCAGAGTCACCGACCACTAAACATAAACAAGGAATATCTAAAGCTAGTAACTCTTTAAGAATAGTAGCTCCGCACATATTACCTGTACCACCAGAACCAGAAAACACAACTAGATGAAACTCATCATTTTTTCTTACTTTAATTTTATTAAAGTCTAAGTATTCTTTAATAGAATCAACAATATCACCAGCGTGTCTACTTCTGTCACCACCAGACCCACTGATAGTACCTTTAGAGTGTGATTTAGTTTTAACTAGCCATAAATCACCAAGAGCTGTTTCTTTATTGTAATTAGCTGCTGACGTATCTACATATGAGAACGTCATTTTAGCAAAACCACTACCTGCGTTATTAATTTCGCTTAACGCTTTTTCGCCAATAGAGGCACCACAACCGCCACATAAGTGTACGATGATTTTATTTTGAGCCATGCAGTATTCCTTCTTATAAGAGTTTAATTAATTTTAAAGTTTCTAGGTAACATTTCTACAACATCTATATGATCACAGCCGTCATTAAGTGTTTCAATAGCATTTATTAAAGCTGTTCCTAAACGACATAAATAGTTTTCTAACTTGTATATCCCACCTAAGCTATTTTCTGTATCATCTTTATACTTTTCAGGTATAACAAAGAATTGTTCACCTAATGACATAAGATATTCATTCATTTCATTACTAGTCAATGGGTTTAAATCATTTAGAATCGGTCTATTATTACCGATAGAACGTAAGATAATAATAATATCTTCTATACATTCTGAAGGCATATGTTTTAGATCAGCCAGAGTAATACCACTAGTGTATATTTTAAAGTTACTTGGAAGTAGATTGAATACTTCTTCATATTTAGCACCTTCACTAGCTATATATCTAATAGTTGTTAATATATCACCAGTCGCTTCAACGTATAGGTCAACATAATCTTTACTTAAAGACGATGTAATATCAGCATACTTATGTATATGTACGCTATCGTATCTTTCAGATACACCGTCTTTAAATTTAAACGGTTTGGTTTCTTCAATAAGAATACCTACTTGTTTAATAACTAAAGCTCTATCCAAATCTGATAACGGTTTAGTCATACTACCATACGGTTTATACGTTTCAATAACATTAACTTCATTTTTTGATTCATGGTTTTTAACAACTGTTCCATTTTCATGTGTGTTTGTATTTAAGTCATTAACATCTTCAGTCATCATGAAGTAAGTGTCCTCTTCAAAATAAATAAGTTTTAAATCGCTATGAACATTAATAACTTCATCTGTAATACCGTTTAAAATATTATCATTGATGAACGCTGTCATAAGATAATTATCGTTATCTACAATGTCAGTTTGTTCTGTGATTATACTATGACCACCAAAAGAACGTATAGTATTATATACTAACCCTGTTTTATCTTTATTATGAATTATTTTTATTAACATGATTACTCCTTATTTGTATATTTTAAAATTACCAGGTATTAGTTCTAATACATATTGATTATTAATACCAAACGCTATACAAGCTTTTAACTCATTAAGAATAGTAGCTGTGTGCGGTATTAGCATTTGATACATGATATTACTGGACGTATCATCAATTTCACAATACTTTTTAAGTACTTCTGTGTTAACGACTAGCTCATCTGTTAATTCATCTTTATGTAAAATAATATCTGTATCATTTTTTAATAACGTTAGTCTATCATATAGTTTAGTAATACTGATAGACATGTTGTTTCTTAACCAATCATGGTATAATACATAGTCTATGATATCATCCTCAATAACAACATCATCTAGTTTACCTAATAATAATGTTTTCTCAACATTATCATAAACCGTACTAAATTTACTAGTATCGTCAATACTATTTAGAACTATGTCATCAATAACTAATGAACCAATAACATTTATCTCATTATCAGCAGTTAGTGCTAATACGTAATTGTTAGTTGTTTTAATCTTAACTATATTAGTAAGACCGTATGTTATGATACCACTATTACTAGTATCGTTAGTATCATAACTAACTTTAACATCTATTAAGAATGGAACATCAGAACCATAACTTTGACCTATTGGTAACTCTGTACCATTTATAAAAACACCTATAATCACGCCAGCCTCCTATTTTTTATATTATATGACTAATTTCCAGTCATGGGTATACCGCAACAGTACCCGTCGCCAAATAACATCAGGATGTGAGATATATTTTACCTTTTTTCATATTCTCTCCTTGTCATCCTGATGTTATACTAAATAACCTTTATAACTAACACACTGATCAATTGATCAGTGTGTTAGTATTTTTTATCACTTGTCTACTTTTACATTTAGTACAGTGTTTAGGTTTACCAGTATTAGATTTCATAACATGATTACATTCAAAACATAAAAATACTTGCAAAGGTTTAGTACATGTTTTACTGTGTACTTTTACCCTTTTTAAATCATTTATGTTTTTACCAACATGTATGTTACTATTTCTAGCTTCTATATCAGACCTATAACATGCTCTACATTTCTTTTCCTGTTTAACTATAGTTTCTGTACTATTAGCAAAAGTCATTTCGTTACACACAACACACAAAAATTTGATCTCCACAACAACTCCTCATTTTATGTCTACTTAAATAATATGTTATTAAGTTTGTTTAGAATCTAACACTTTACCTTTATTCCATACTTTTCTATTTAATACACGATAACTATGTGTTATATTTTCACTATGTGTTACCCATTCTAAGTTTTTATAATAGTTATCATTACGCTTACCATTCTTATGGTTAACATAATTCTTATTAGCTGGTTTAATAAGATAAAGATAAGCAACTATACGTTGTGCTTGTACGTGTTTCTTTTTCTTATATTTTGTAGTTAATACGTATTCTACATAACCATCACTAGTAGTGAATGGTTTTATTTTTAGGCATAACCACTCACTACCTTGATCTAACTTAATAAGATATACATTACCACTGTTATCACATACATATCTACTATCAAACTGGTACTCTTTTATAGGGTATAAAAATCTAACATCATTTTTATCAACAAGAATATATTTATCCGTAAATAGTTTCTTATTAATTTTAGCTTTCATAATTAAACAGCTGTTAGTGGCTTATTATCAGTCATGTGTGCTAAAACTAAATCTAATGTATCATTACTAGCAGAATAAGCTAACTCACCATCTGGAGCTATGTAGAACTCTTTACTAGCTAATATTCTTTTTATTTCATTAATAGACTCTGGTGTCATTAATGAGGTATAACTAACCATATCCCCGTCATCCTTACAGTCAATGTTATTCGTTAAATAACACCCGCAACATTACTTGCAGCTACACCTTTCGTGTGTAGAGTAGACTATATCTTCATCCATTACGATTAACTTAATGGACGTCTTCCACTTCGAGATCACTTGATCCCTACTCCCCGCTACGGGATAGTCGTTGAACATTACTCATAGGTTATATAACCCTTAGAGCTTTAGCTGCTGATTGCCCATTATATTATATATTATTTATTATCAACTAGTAATTAATCAGATTACCTTGGTATAATATCTTTTATATAATATTAGTAACTTAATACTATCTATATATTTTTCAAACATTCACACTTATCATTTCTGATTATGTTGTAGTAATATAGCTTTAGGGGTTTCCAGACAATTCAAAAGATTATCATTATGTATTACTACATAACGGACCTTATTATTTTATAATATTTTAAGTCAGCTCCTAATTTTCCGATATGTGTTATATTAGGACTAAGAGAGTTAATGAACTCTTCTTTAAAATTAGGATATTCATAAACTGTTTTATCTATTCCGTTCATAGTAAATTTAACAGTCCTACCATGTACTGTTGTTTTAACATAAGGGAAGGTTGGGTATATACCACCTAGACCAGCAACAGGATAACGTGTTAAGAATGCTGGGTATTTACTTCTTATGTCGTAAATACTCATATATAGTAATTCTATATATGTTATAGGTCTTAAATGTTTATTATCTATATCTTCTGATATTTCATCGGTATTAAAATAATAATGAACATTACTACCATCGTCATATATCAACATTAAATAATGATCATTGATCATAATAGGTTCTTTTTTAATATCATCTTGAGATAATCTATTAATGATATTATTTAAACCTTCTAAGGATAACCATTCATCTCTTTTCTTAATAGGTATGGTTACTAACTCTGTTTTTAATGTTTTACTATTAACTAACATAGCCGAATCAGTATTAGGATTTAAAAACCTATTAATAAATATAGAATGTATCTTATTTAACATTATAGGAGCTATGCTCTTACCATATTGAAAAACACCTATAGTAGTTTGATTAAAATCTATATGATTATCACTTTTAAGATTTAAAGTACTATCTAACATAGGTGTGATAACATTCCTAGTTCCAAAAGCTATACCTCTTTTAGCCCACTTACCTTGTAGTAATTTATTCTTACCATCCATAAGATTAATAAAATGTTCATATATTTCACAAACTATTAATTGTAGTTTATGTCTTAATGGGTCTAATAGTTTTATATTACTTTCATCAAGTTTAGTATTACGTATCATAGAGACACTAGATAGTAATTTTCTATATAATCCATTAACTTCATCTTCTGTAGGTATACCAGAATCATCAACGGTATAATCTCTTAACCCCGCTGGTAAGACTAACCATTTAGTTATTAATGATTTCGTATTACCAAACATTTTAACTAATTCTATCTTAGAGTTTCTTAATCCTGATTCAGTAGATTTGAATTCTATCTTATCTAAGTTATTAATAAAAAAAGAATAACCAGAATCACCTTTTTCATCATCATTATTTACTATTACAAAATCTTTTAAGTTATTATCAAAAACAGCTTTTACATTATTTCTAATAATATCGTCGTATTTACCATTAAGACTTAAAATATGAGTGTATATTAAAGGATGTAATACACCTATGATTAAATCTATATAACCAAATATATCTTTTCTAGATTCAGAACTAACTGGTCCAAAGATATCTGTAGAAAATAAACCATGTTTATCAAATACTTTAGAATTAGGTTCAAAGACACTAGCTTTCTTTATTTCTTTTAATAGACCTAAGTTACCACTGTTTAATATAAGTAACTCTATATTAAAAAGATCTGTTGGTGTGTTATTCTGCATGGGAGGTTCCTACCTTTATTATTTAAAGTTTCCTTGAGTGTCAATATATTTTAAATATCAGAAAATTCGCAGTATGTATAAATTTTGGAAAGGAGTAAAAATGGCTAAACGTAAAAATAAAGAACTAGATCTAGACATAGATAAAGATTTTGACTTTGAGCAAGACCTAGATGGTCTAGATGGTATGTTCGATATGGATACTGAAGAACCAGATCCAGGTAAACGTGAGCCTGTTTCCAAAACAGTTAAAAAAGTTGGTAAAGGTTTTACAGAAGGTTTTGCAGGTGATAAATCTATGGATAATGCTTTAGATATTGTTAACAAAACAATACCTAAAAGTATGTCTTCAGAGATTAATGAAATTAATCAAGTTTATTCAGATTTAAAATCTAAGCTAAGTGATTCTGTAAAAGATATTAAAAGAACATCTAGAGTTACTTTAAAAACTATAGATAAGATCATTCCAGCTGAAGGAAGAACTAGAGCTCTTCTTGAAAAACTAAAAGCTAAATTAGGAGACGAGGAATCTTCTAATTATAACGCTGAACAATCACAATCTGAAAAAATAGCACTAGCTATGACAGAAGTGTTCGGTGAACAACAAAAACAGGATAGGCTTAATGATCTTTTAAAACAGAGTATAGAAGAGAAAAGACATGCTAGTAGTAATGAACTATTACGTAGTATAAATGCTCATAATGAACATAATTCAAAATTCCATACTGATATAGCTAATGCATATTATAGAAGATCTTTAGAATTACAATATAGAACATTATTTACAGCTACTGAACAATTAAATGTTTTAAGAGGTGGTATATTAGGATTCAAAACACAGTTTGAATCTATTATACATAATACAGCTTTACCAGACATATTAAAAGTTCGTGGTACAGAGATGTTAAAAGAACAAATCGCTATAAACGCTAGACAGCAAATAAGCGATGCGTTCTATTCTGATGTTAACCCATTAATGAATTTAAAGAAAAATGCTTTAAATAAAATAGGTGATATAACTACTGGTATTAAAGATGGTATCAGTGGTGTTAATGATATGGCTGATATGTCTATCTCTATGGCCGAATCAGCTGAAATGATGGGTGGTAAAAGTAAACTGTATGGTAATCTAGTAGGTTCTAGTGTTAGGGATTTTCTATTAGGTAAAGCTGGTAAGAAGTTAGGAGCTACTGAAAAAGGTAAAGAGGCAGTATATAACTTTAAAGATGGTGCTGCTGATATCAATTCTTATTTTGGTAAAAAAGCTTCTGAAACTAAAGGTGAGGGTTTTATAACTGATAGTAAAAGAGGTATATTTTCTTTATTAGAAGAACTAAGTTATTCTAATAGTAAGAATAGAGTAAATTTAAGTAATAGTAATCCTGATGATGTTACCATGTTTGATAACAGAACACGAGACTCTATTATAAAAGTAATACCTGGTTTATTATCTAAAATATATGGCGAGATAAAATCATTACGTACTAAAGATAACGACCCTACTAATAATGAATTATATTACGATCATGCTAAGAATACTTTTAATACAAAAACTGATTATGTTAAGAATGTTAAAAGAGATATAGCTTTAAAAATGAATAGAGGGGTTGTACCATCTATTGATAGTTTAATTCAAAAATATGAATCTGAAGGTACTTTAACATTAAACGATAAAGATAAAGTAGCATTAAGAAAAGGTATAACACAGTTCTACTTAGACGGCGGTAGTATTAATCCATCTACTATAATTAACAAGAAATTCTTAGCCTATTTTGATAGGCGTTTAAGTACTAAGTTAAAACTTGGTGGAGAATTAATGTTAGCTAATGGTAAACAAGATCCTAGTTATTTAGACTATATCTCTTGGGATCTTAAATCCATTAAATCAAATCTTCCTAACTTAGGTAAATTAGTAAATGATTTACATAAAGATGGTATGACCGAGGTTGGCAGTAGATTAGGACTAATATCTAAGAATGAAAGAACAGGTGGTTATGAGTATAATCAAGAAGGTTCTAAACGTGTACTAGCTAATTCAATAGATGATTTATCTAATGATGATATAATGCGTGAGAAAACATATCTTGATACTGAAAAAGATAAGAAACGTAAGTTAGAAGATAATTTCTCTTCTAAAGTTAAGAACTTAGGTAAAAGATTAAAAGAAGGTCAACCTAAGAAACAAGAACAAGATCCTAAAAAGAAATTTAAACCTAGTGAAATAAAAGAAAATGTTAACCATAAATTTAGTAAAGTTATAAATAAAATAACTGATACTAATGAAGAACCAGAATCTGGATTAAGTAAAATTAAAACTATGTTTAAAACAGAAAGAGATTTTAAGGTATCTGACATAAGTAAATTAAGAACTACTTTCTTTACAAGTCAAGAGTATCTAGATGGTACTGTTGATAATTTTAATACTTGGTTAGAAAAACAAAATATTAAAATAAAAGAAAAAGTACTTGATGATGCTTTAAAGGGTGAAATAAAAGAAACTGTTAAAACAGTATCTGATAAAAAAGATAAAATTGTTGATACTGTAAAACGACATTTTAATAAAACACTTAGTACAGATGAAGAGATAAATAATGCTAAAGAACAATTCTTTAAAAGTAAAGAGTATGCTAGTGGTTATGTAGAAGATTTTGAACAATGGGTAACTAGTTTAGGTTATACTATAAAAGAACCTTTCTTAACAACTAGAAAGAAACAAGCTAAAGAGAATATTAGTAAAATGCTATCTAATACAAGATCATTAGATAAACGTATGCTCTTTGGTGGAATGAATCTTTTAGGTAAAGGTATAAAGAATACTGTTAAGCTACCGCGGTATATGTATAAAGGTGCCAAGGGTATAGGTAGTAATTTATTAGATGGTTATAATAGTAAACCAGTACAAAACACATTATCAAAAACTAGGTCTTTAGATAAGAAAATGTTTAATAGTATTCCATCGTTGTTAGGTAGTTTATTAAATACAGGTTTAAAAGCATCTGGCTACGCTTACAAAGGCTTAAAAGGTATAAAAGGTGGGATAGGTGATGTTTTAGGTTTATTGCTTGGATTTGGCGGTAATAAGGATAAAGAAAAAGATAAAGAAAAAGATAAAGAAAAGAACACTTTTGATACTGATGGTAATGGTAAACGAGATGGCGATTGGAGAGATAGATTAGATATCTTTAAGAATAGAAAGAAACCGTCAGCTACTCAAGCTATTACTGAGAAAAAACCAACAACTGGTATATTTGATTTATTAAAGAAAATGTTACCTATAGTAATGGCTGGTATAGGTACTATAGCTAAAGGTGTATTAGGATTACCTAAACTATTAATGGGTATAGTCCCAGCTTTAGGTAAATTAATAACATCTAGTGGTAGTGCTGTATTAAAAGCAGGTAGTACTGTTGGTGCTGGAGCTCTAGCAGCTGGTAAGGCTGTGTTTGGTAGTAAGCAAGCAGCTAGTGCTGGACTAGAAGCTGTAGGTGCAGCTACTAAAGCTAGTTCTGCTGTTAAACCTAATAAGATCATGAGTATCTTAAGTAGCTTTAAAGATAAAGTTGTTAAGAAACTTGGTCCTGTAGCAGGGTTACGTATGGGAGCTATAATATCTGCTAAGATAGCAGCTAGATTAGTACCTGTAGCTGGGCAAGCATTATTAGCATATGACGCTGTTAAGATAACTATGTTAATGATAGGTGGTATGTCACTAGCTAGTGCTGTTAGTACTCAAATACTTGGTAGTGATATATTTAACGATGAAGAAGCGTTGTTAGACGAGAATGGTAATCCTATAAAACCAGATGAGGATCTAGAAATAAAAGAACCTAAAACATCCGATAATAATAGTTGGTCTATCTTTGATAAACCAAAAGATAAAGAAGGTGAAAATGTAGGTGAGAGTTTCTACGATAAACTTAAAAAACATCTAAATAACGCTGGCGGTGTTATAAAAGATAAAACATTAGCTGCTGGTGAAAGTCTAAAAGATCTTGGTAAAGGTATAGGTGAAAAAACTAAAGCTGTAAAAGATAAAGTTATTACTAAGTCTAAAGAAGCTTTAGAAAGTATTAAATCTGGTATAGGTAACTTCTTTAAGAATGGTTCTTTTAACAATAACGCTCTAGGAGCTGAAAAGAGTAAAGTTCTTAATATGCTAGACGATGTGTCAGCTACAACTGGAGTTGACCCTAATGTACTTAAAACATTTGCTGCTGTAGAATCTAGCTTAAATCCTAACTTAAAAGCGGGTACATCATCTGCTTCTGGTTTATTCCAATTCTTAAAGAGTACTTGGAATAACATGTTGAGTAAACATGCTAGGAAATATGATATAGATCCTAACACATCACCATTTGACCCTAAGGCTAATGCTCTTATGGGTGCTGAGTTCTTAAAAGAGAATGCTAATGCTATAAAATCAGTTAGACCTAACCCGTCAGTAACAGATCTATACTTAGCTCATTTTTTAGGAGCTGGTGGTGCTAAACAGTTCTTAAAATCATCTCCTGATACTATTATGGCTGACCTTATGCCAGCAGCAGCTAGAGCTAATAAACCTATCTTTTATACTGAAGATGGTAGACCTAAAACTATGATAGAAATCTATCAAGATATGGATGGTAAGATGATGAATCGTGCTTTAGAGTACGGTTATAATCCTAATGCTAAACAACCTCCTATTGTAGAGGGTGCGTCAAAAGAAACTAGTGCAGATAGTAGTACAGATGTTTATGGTAATACTACTCCTAAAACAGATAGTATAAAACCAGTTAATAACACTAACATGAGTAGTGTAATTAATGATAATAAAACATCTACATCTATATCATCTAGTACTGATGTTAAACCAGCTAGTTCAACACCTTCTCTAAATAGTGAGATAAGTGCTAGTGGTGGAACATCTACACCTTTAAATACTCAAACTGATGCTACTAAGATAACCTTAGCTAATGATGCTAATACTGTTTTAACATCTATAGATAAAACTATGTTAAAGATGTTAGAATATCAAATTAAATCAACAACAGCTTTAGATAGATTAGTAGAGCTAGGTGAGATATCTATTAAGAGTAGTAAACTAGTTCCACAATATGTAGATGATAAAAAAGATATTAGTGTTGTAGAAGCTCCTAAAAGAGCTAACAATACTACAACTGATTTTCCATCACCTGCGGTAGGACTAAAAAGAAAAGTATACTAACTACATAGTAGAGCACAAGTGTGCTCTACTATGTATATTTTTATATGGTTTCAGTTGGAACATTAACACCAGAGAATACATCTAATGTTTCATCATCTCTACATTTTAAAATAAGGTCATTGATATTTTCTTTATTAAACTTATCATTCTTTATTAAAGCTTCAATATGTCTAATAATAGCTAAATATTTACCCATCTTAGTATTAGGTACTGTTAGGTTAACAGTATGTGTTAAAAAACTACCTTCTGTTTCTTTACTAAAAGAAGTATAAGGTGTAGTGTTTTCTTTTATTTTATGTTGTAAATGTTTATCTTGTAATATACGTTCTGTTAAAGCATATGCTAAGACAGCCCAATAGTTAGGTAAACCTATAGTTTCTTTAGGTATACGTTTAATTTCATTAACACGTAGTCTAGGTTTAGCTAACAACTCATAAGGATAATCAGGTTTAGTTACATAGTCCATAAAGTTTTTAATACTACCAGCAGTACCATAAATAGTTTTAAAAGCTTTAGCATATAGTGGAGATAACTTAACACCTAACATACTATCTGACTTATGATGAACATTGATACTAGGTATATTTTTCATAGTAACTGGTACTCTTGATTTAGAAGCTAAATATTTATTCGTTGCCATTATGACTCCTGTTACTTATAGTAAGAGTTAAAATAATATCTTTCATATATCTAGTATGAAGTTTTAATAATAATAATAAACCCCTGTACATAGCTTCTGGTTTACTTTTATTTATATCATCCATATTATTTTTAGTAACCGTAGCTAACATCTCTTGTATCTCTGTACCGAAGTAACTTACTTTAGAGAACGTATCTAACATACCAGCATTCTTCTCAATTTCAGTATCAGTATATCCTAATAAATTAAGATAAGACTTATATTCTAATAAAAGATTAATAAACATATCTACACTATTGTTTTCCCCGATAGACGAGTATAACGCTGTCATACCACTTGATGTTAATAGTGTATGCGTGTTAATATTATCAAAGATGTCAAGTATGTTGGTTAGTTCAGTAAGTAACTCACCATACAGGTTCATGTTATTATTTTTAAATTGTGGTTCTAGCTCTTTATAAGTTAATGATACTTGATTAAGTACTAATAGTCTACTTGCTTCTTTTGTTATATCATAGTTAGTCGTTAATTGTAAATTTTGATTATCATCCATAATTTACTCCCTCCATGTCGTGTAAAGATCTTTATCAATTTTATTTCGTTTTATAACTGGTTTCTTTTCTTCTTCTACATCATCATCTTGTTCATCTGTTAAAGATGTTTCAGCTATAGAATTACTTTCTACTATAACACTATGTATAGTTTCAAGATTAGTAGCATGGGTTATCTTAACAGATAGTACAACTCTTTTAGCACCAAAGATATTAAACAATAAATCAAAGAATGTCTTTATAGTCATATCTAAAGCACCTATGTTTTTTATAAGTGTAGACTTTGTCTTACCTTTAAGAGACGGTACGTTTTGTATACCTTTCTTATTTTGTACTTTAGCTAAATAATTACCAAGCAAATAGTCTAATGCTTGAGTCTTATTAGTCTCATTAAGTATTCTACGCCAGAGCCTAGCTAACGCTCCACCTTCGGTATTAGAAGGAACACCTTCTATTTTTATTTCAGCCACTAGTAGCCTCCTGTTATTATTTTTTACAATCTAAATTGTATTAGCTAATTATTTGTTAGCATCCTTAACACAAGCAGTCATGAGTTCTATTATGCTTGCTATATTAGTAATATAGGGTCTTAATTTATTAGAGTTACCTAGATAAATATTATCATCATAAGACTCTCTAGCTTCGTCATAAATAGTTACGCATATCAAAGCTAAACTCAACCACTCTTTAATATAATAATCTATATTATCTATAGTGTAGTTATTTATAGAACACCACTCACTTATTGTACATTCATGATATGAAGCATTAGTAACAACTAGTTCATACATGTGTCTTTCTTTTAATGGTAAACTTGAAATGTGTTTTAATAATTTAATATGATCAATTATTGTAATACTTAAAAAATGTGTTTCATATATTCTAAATAGACCAGAATATACTTTTATATTTTGTGTTAATAAGTAATTTATTTTATCTATTAAAGTATTTTGTTTTTTCATACCTGTATCATAACTTACTTTTTTAAAGAAGTTTTTAATCTTATCTAACATATTTAACCTCCTATCAACTTAAAAGCAAACAATAAAAAAGTTATGTGTGCTATATAGCACACATAACTAATGGATGTTGTCTTATATGTTGTAACGTTATATAACCTATAGCTAAAGAGTCTATTTCATGTTCGGTTAGTTTAGTTATATCTACATGTTTTACTATTTCAGATATTTTACTAACTGTACTTAACATATCATCTTTATTAGCATTACCGCCACTACCTACATATTTCTTAATAAGTTTAGGAGCATATTTAAATACTTTTAAAAAAGGGTTAAAAGAACTAACTGTTTGTAATATTATACCTAAGTATTGTGACAGTTGTATAACAGCTAACGGAAATCTCATATTAGCAAAAGCTTCTTCAACAGCTACAACGGACGGGTCGTGTTCTATTAATAAATTTTCTAACACGTCTTTTAAAATATGTAACTTAGATAATAGTTTATTATTAGCTATGTTATATTCAGGTATATAGTTTTCTAAAACTATAACATTAGTTTCAATACTTTCTATATTAAATACCATATTTGTATCAGTATAATCAACACTGATAGTATATATGGATATGCCTATATTACTACCAGGGTCTATACTCATGAGTTTAAAAGTATCCATATTATACCAACAAAGGTTCAGTACCACCTAACTCAATGGCTTTAAGTATAGTAGTATCGTTTTCTAGTGCTATAGTTAAATCTAAATCAACTTCAATATGAAAAGCTATCTGAGCAGTAGCTACTTCCATAAACCCATCTTCTAACTCTTTCTCAACACCCATAACAACACCTATCTCAGATATATGTTGATCTTCTATATCTCTTATAGTATAAACAGATTCTAACTCTTTCATTTCACTTAGTGTTAAGTTAAATTTTAACTTAGCTATCTTAGTAACGTATTCAGACGTAGTTATATCCATTAAGTTAATATCTCTTAACTTAGGTTCTGGATTAAGTAATTTATCAGTATCTGTTTTATATATGTTTAGAGTAGTCTCTTCTTCAACAGTAGATATCTTATAGAAATAGTCTCTTAACTCTATTAATGGTATTACTTTAAAGTAATAACAAGCATAATCAATATTATTAAAAGTTTCTATAATCCTGAACCTATAATCTTTTCTTTCTTCAGAATTTAAATCATTGTTTAATTCTCTCATAATGAAAGGTATATGATTAAATAAAGCAGCGTCTACTGGACTATGTTTACTATATCTATACTTACCATTATCTGTTATTAACTCAGTACCACCAGTACCTATAGTATAATAACCTAATTTAGGATATATGGTATCTGCTATTTCAAGATTAGGTAAAATATTAAATTTTTCATTAAGTGTAGTATTACTTAAAGGAGTGTATTCTTTACCAGTTAACATAGCTAATTGAGCAGCTATACCATATATAGTACGTTGTGCTGTAACGGTCATTATTCACCTCCTACGAAATCTTCTATAACTAACTCTTGTGGTCCTATTTCTAATTCTCCTAATACTAGTTCAACATCTAATATTTCTGCTTCTAATATTGGTTCTTGTCCTGGTAATGTAGAAGTCATAGCTACTTCATGTCTATTCTCTTTAGCGTATTTAATAGTAGCTGCTACTAAAGCTACCTTAGAAGCTTCTGTTTGACTATCTGTATGTTTTATTCTTAATGTAGCTGAATCCTGAACTGATTTATCAACAGCAGATAGTATTTCATTAGCAACTCTCATATCACCAGATCTAGTAGGCACTCCATTACTAAACATACCATCTATCATATCCATTCTTAGTTTTCTTGTTTTAAGTAAAAGATCATGTTCATCTTTTTTAAATATACCTACTTTTTCATCTTCTTTAGAAGTAATTATTAAATCAGACATAGTTTTCTCCTGTTATTTGTCATTTAACTAGTAATGTCTTAAATTCAATGTTTTTTTAACATAACAAGTTTAAGTAGAAGATACATTAAGGATTAAAAATGGATGATACTAAACTATATAGAGCTGTTGTATATACAGATGGTAGTTGTGGTCCTGGTAATAATAGTTTTTACGGTTCAGGTGCTCATGGTTATATCTATTGTACTGATACATTAGGTAAACAAACTTCAAATAGACCAACTAAGAATTCTATAACTGATATAGGTTATATATCAGCGGATGAATTAGCTAAAGATCCTGGTAATAATGTAACACCAGAATATTATATTAATGGTTGTTATAGCTTTGATGGTATATCCACTAATAATGTAGCAGAGATCTTAGCTGTTAATATGTCCATAGAAAATTTAATAAATAACTCACCTGTTAAACTAGAAGAGATATTATTAAAGATAGATAGTTCATATACTATTTTTATATTTGAAACTATTATTAACTCTGAAGATCATGCTTGGAGAACTAGAATAGAGAAAAATGTAAATCTATGGGAAGATATGTTAAGGATCATTACTCTAGCTAGAGGTAATGATATTAGATTAAGAGTTATGAAAGTAAAAGGTCATAGTAATGCTTACGGTAATCATATTTCTGATAGATTAGCTTTAGCAGCTAGAATGGCTACTACTAATGGTGTTAAAGAAAATGATTTTAAAATAGTACCAGCTAAAAACTATTATAAATCAGCCATAGATGAAAGACACCCTTTTCTTAGATTTAAACAGTTATTCTTTATGGGTCTTAAAAGACCTAACGATACAGAAAACATTTATAGTATTATGCGTTATGATAAAGACACTGAACCTGGTAGAAAAACATCTGATTGTACATTTGGTTTAGTTATTTTAACTAATTCAGAACCTATGGTGGAAGACCTATTACATTGGTATAAACAAAAGCTAGGTAGTCTATCAGTAGTAGCAACTTTAGACTTAGATGTTGTGTATAGTAGACATAATAAAAACTATTATAACATGTTTAAAAATAAAGTATATATGTATGATAGAAATCAACGTATATTAAAACTGTTTGACGAGTCACCTGTGGTATATGCTATTAAACCACCTGGTCTAGCAGCTAGTGCTATAGAACGTACGGCTATGTTATATCATATAGCTGAAGAATATAGAAATTTAGATAAAGTAACACCTATAAGAGAATATATAGATATAACAGATAAGTTATTTTCATTTGATGGTAAGAAACATAAAATGATAATCAAAGGTAACGACGCTATATTACATATTCCTGTTAATGTTAAAGATGGTTATGTGCATATACCTATAGCCTTAGGTCAAGATTGTATAACTAGAGATAATATTAAACAATTAGAAACATTAAATCCAGATATAAAATTAGTTATAGAAAGAGCTGGTGATAAGATCATAACTTATTATGTTTTAATAGCTTCTAAAACAACAGGAGATTTATCTATATGGTGCAATTTCTTTACTAACATGTTTTTAATAAATGATAATACAATTAAGAAATAGATAACATAGGACAATTGTCCTATGTTATCTTACTTATTTTTCTTATAAATTGTTAATCTATCTATCATAGCTGTATACGAAGCTACTGTTTTATTCATGATTTCAAATATAGTTACAGTTGCGGTTATAGCTCTAGCCGTATCTTCTATAACTCTAGCTAATTCGTTTATAACTGGTTTAGCAACTACCATATCTTTATCTTCATTCATGATAGCTATTAATGTATCTACACGTTCGTATATCTTTTTATCATATTCAGCATATTTAGTATATGTGTCAGTTGTTATATTTTTAGTAACATCTAATACATTACTATAGATATCTTTAATAGTTCCTAAATTAGGAACAAGAGTATCAATACTCTTTTGATCAATATAACTTTTACTATCAATCATTTTCCTAATAATATCGTCTAATGTATAATAGTAATCTATAATATCATCAGAACCTTTTTTAAGATATTTAATAGATTCTTTACTTTTTAAACCATTTAAGATTTTAACATTATCAACCCTAGCACTTTTTCTAAAGTCACTATCGCTTATCATAAGTGCTATGTAAGTATCTGTGTAATCTAATATACTATCAAATTTAGTATGTATCTCAATCATAGCTGTTTTTAACATAGCAAAAGCTTTTTCAAAATCAACAGACATACCTACTAGAACAGGTACTTTAATTTTAGCTACTTCTGAATATTGTAACGTATGTAAAGTGTCAATCTCTTTACTTAAATTAATAACAGTTTTAACAAAAGTATTATACTCTTTTTCATTTACAACTGGTAAATCATTTTTAAAGTTATTACCAAAGATAGTAGCTACTGAGTTAAGACCAGTTACAAAGAATTTCTTAATACCATGAATATAAACACTTAAATCTTCAGTGCTTAACATCATTGAGCGGGAGTGTAGTCCATTAATAGACTCTGCTGTAACAATATAATTAGCAGCAATATTAGACAAAGTATTTTTATCCATACTATTTTCCTTATGTTTTGTAGTTTTCAATTAAGACTTATAATAGGTAGTTAACTAGATATGAATTATATTTTGTAGATTGATATTTTTATAGAATAGTATAATAGAAAAGGATAGAATATGGTAGGGTTTAATATAACTGATAAAGTAGCTTTAAAAATACTAATACCAGTAGGAGCTTGTTTAGATGTACCAACTGGAGCTATTGTAGTTGGTAAAATGGGTGAAAGTATAATCAATGGTGGGCTAGGACAGTTAACTGGTATCGTTGGTCCTGGTAATAGTTTTAAAAGTACTATTTTACATTATCTTATGTTATCAGCAGCAGATAAAGTATTTGAAGCTTTTCCAACTATTATGATGACTTACGATACCGAAAATAATATTTCATTAGAAAGAACACAAGCTTTAGCTAGTAAGTTTAAAAGCTTACCACCAGAGATATGTTCTGGTGAAAATCCTGTATGGACCATAACTGATAAGTCCATGATATATGCTAATACATTTGCTGTTAAACTAAATGAGTATGTAGAAGCTAAAATGAAAGATAAATCACTAGATGTTGAATACCAAGCATTTATAGACCCATATACTAAAAAACCATTAAGAGCTAAATTACCATCATTTGTAGAGGTTGATTCAGTAACTGAATTAGAAGCAGAAAGTACTGCTGAAATGTTAACAGAAGATCTAGATGGTTCTAATACTAACACATATGCTATGAAGCAAGGGTTATTTAAAACTAAATGGATGTCAACATTACCAAGAATAACAGGTCCTTCTAACACTAACATGTTATTAACGGCACATATTGGTAGTAAGATAGATATGGCTACTGGTCCAGCTGTTTATCAACAACCTACTAGATCATTACAATATCTAAAACACGGCGATGCTTTAAAAGGTGTTAGTAGTAAATTTACATTCTTATTGAATAGTGCATGGTTCGCAGATACTGCTTCTTTATTAAAGAATCAAACTACTAAACAAGCTGAATATCCTAATGGTGTTAATGATAGAAATGATACTGATTTAAATATTGTTAAATTAAGACAACTCAGAAGTAAGACAGGTGTTAGTGGTGCTATTACAGAATTAATAGTTTCTCAAACAGAAGGTGTGTTACCATCTTTAACAGAGTTTCATTTTATTAAAGAAAATAATAGATTCGGTATAGGTGGTTCTAACATTCATTATAGTTTAGATCTATTACCAGAAATAAGTATAAGTAGACCTACTGTTCGTAATAAGTTAGATAATGATCCTAAATTAAGAAGAGCTGTTAATATAACATCTGAGTTATTACAGTTAAGTATATATCATCCAGTATTAGAACGATTAGGATTAATGTGTACTCCTAAAGAGTTATACGATGATATTAAGAAATTAGGTTATGATTGGAATATGTTATTAAGTACTAGAGGTTATTGGACTATTAACCAATATGACAATCCTGTGCCATTCCTTAGCAGTATTGATTTACTGAAGATGCGTAAAGGGCTATATTTCCCTTATTTTCTTAACGAGGATAAAACTTTGAATGAAAAATACAAACCTAAAAACGTATGATATCATACTTAAAGATAAAAATAATAAAGAAAAACATATTATGACTTTAGCTAATGATGAAGATGAAGCTATTAGTAATATATGTGAAGAGTTAAAAGAAAGTAAAGAAGACGGTTATTATACCGTCTTATCTTGTAATGAAAATAAAACATTTGAAGGTCAATGATGAGTAAGGTTAAGTTAGTTGATGGTTCTAAACAAAAACCATTTCAAGATGCTATGGATAGTTATTATAAGCCAAGAGAAGGTTTAGATTATGATATGTTAACTCTTATTGGTATGTGGTTTGATAGTATTAAAAGACCAGATCTTAAAAAATATATGATGAGCTCACCTGATATTATAGCAGTTGCTCCGTTATCAAGTGATATACAAAGAGTTATTATTAATAAGTATTTAAAATTTCTATTATTTAGATACTGTAGTATTACAAATGAGTGTGTGTTAGGTATGACACCTGAATTATTTAACGAGGGTGAAATAACAACATGGCTTACAAGATTTTATACTGTTTTAGGACCATACTTAGTTAAGCATGGTGTTTTTCAAAAAGTCTATGGAGAATAAAACATGAGCGTAGCTGTTGAATATAAAGAATCCTATCAAGATAGGATGATGACCGTTGTTAATTATATAGATGATGTAGATAATCCTGGTGCTCTTAAAAGAGTATTTACTAATACTATTATTCATCTAGAACAAAACCATGCTAAACCTATTTTAACATTTGATAATAATACTATAGGTGGTATGATTAAGAAGAGTGTTGTTACACCACAACCTGTTAAGAATAGTAAAGATGATTTTGATGTATTTATCGGAGATCCTTACTATGAACATGTTAATGCTGGACAACAACGTTTTAAATATATTGGTCTAGTTGAAAATCCTATTAATCATCTTAGGGTTATGTTAGTATACGATAGAAAGTTTAAAGATATTATTATTATGCCACCAGTTGATGCTTTTAATAATAAAGATAACTGTATATCTTTTTCTCAAAAGATTAGAATGCCTGGTACTATTATAGGAGCTTCTCAAAATGGTGATACTGATACACCTGCTACTGCTAATATACCTATTTCTATTTTTACACATATTGATATTCCTGAGCCAGCTGAATCTTGTGTTACTGAATCATTTGTAGCTATCATGCCAGCAGCTGATCCAGATAATGCATATAAAGATCTTAACTTTATAGAAAAAGTAACAGGTACAGATGATTATATTATGCGTGGTGAAATAAGACCAGTTGTGTTTGTTAAACTTGGTAAAATTAGTGATCTATATCCTACAAATCAGAATGATATTAAATTACCAGTTTATTTAACATATCAGTATTCAGTAATGAAATTTATGTGTTGTTTCTTAAATATGGTTAATACAAAAGATAGAGACCTATACGTGGTGTTTTCAGTTTAAAGGTATATATTATGAATCAAGCTAGAAAAGCAACGGAAGAGTTAATTTTAAAACATATTAAAAGTATAACCCGTTCAGATACTAATTCTGAACGGTATGCTAATTATGTTTTTAAGAATATGACAGATGAAGATTTTGATAAGTTTATTTCTGATTTAGAAAATAATAGAGTAACCTTATCTATAGTTATACCTACAGATGAAGAGAAATTAATATCCGTAGAAAATAACTTTAAAATAGCTAAAGAGTTAGGTGTTAGTTTTTATCAACAACTAAGAGTTGGTGCTACTGATGATATACCAGAGTATGTTACGCCTAATGAAGCTTTAGTTATAAAACTACCTATTAGAAGAGCAGCTCAGACAGTAGCTAAAAAAGCATCTATACCAGATGATAGTAGTAAGATAGATATGTTAACTGGACAAGTTACAGGAGCATCTAGATCTGCTAAACTAACATTACCAGAGATACAGATCTTAAATGGTTATGGTTGTAAAGATAGTACTATAGAGTTAATGAAAACTAGAGGTGGTGATCTAGGTGAATTAAATGCTTTTGTTAATTTAGCTTATAGAAACGGTGATGTCTCACAATCTATATTAAGAAATTATCAAACAGGTGTTGTAAGTACTAAAACAGTTAAGAGTTTCTTCTTAGCAGCACATATTAAAAGTAATCCACAAAAACAACAGTAACATAACATATACCAAGTGGTATATGTTATGTTATATATTTTATTCACTTACTATGAAATCATTCTCATCAGATATATCTATAGTTATTTTAGGACTATTTACAACTATACTTAACTCTTGTTCTTCAGTATCCATTTCTACACTACCTACAACAGCTTCTGTTGCCTCTTTAGCTATTACATTAGTAAGTTTATTATAAACTCCTCTTATGACATCCTTAGGGCTGCTAGCTACTGTTGTTATCATAGCTTGTTCTTTTTCTAAAGGTATGATATCACCAGATAAACCTATTAAGAATTTATCTTTATGTTCCATATCTTTAATATCACAAAGTATCTCATCTTGTATAGTAACTGTAAACTTAGGTCTTATATCTTTAACTATAAAATCTAAAGCTGATGATGTTTCTATCTCTGCAAAACCAGATATAGGTTTTTCACATGAACCAACTCTAGGATTATAACTAAATGTCATACTAGTTAATATATCTCTGAAATCATTAGCTACAGCATTTATAAAGACATAGTTCTGTTCTAGTTGTATTAGATCAGATTCTAATACAGCTACTAAACCTTTAATAGCATGTATAGAGTTAATGTTGTTATAATATAAAGATATATTTTCTTTATTAACATCAGGATTAATAACTTGTATAGTATAAGACGTTAACTTATTTAGAATATTAGTTAATGATGTTAATCTATTTCTTATTTTTAAATAAGGATCAATATCTAGACCAGTAAATGATTTAATCAATACTGTCATAGACTGATATAAATCAAAATTATCAGTTATGATATATTGTTTATTATATTTACCTAATAATTCATCTATAGTTAAAGATTCATTATTATATAATAAAGATAATTCATCTGATGCTAACATCTTACCAACAACATTTTTAATATTAGAAGACACTAAACTATTTTCAGTATTACTATCTATAGTCCAAACTGTTCTATAGTAATTAATAATATCTGTTAGATAAGTATTAAAGCTATTTACAGTTTTCATTTTTTCTATGGGTTTAGGTAATATTGATTTTATAGCTTCTAGAGCATATGTACTATAACCATCTTTATAACTATTATTAACAATAGTATCATATCTTGTTAAGTCTGTTGACGATACATTTGTAAATGTTATTTTATCTAATTTTAAATCTTTATTACCAGTTATATACAATAACTGTTTAATTAAAAATAACAAACCTATCTTGGGTGTTATAGTAAAGTATTGATTACTGTTAGGTTCTATAAAATCAACAACTGTACCACTATCCATGATTATAGTATTAGGTTCACTATAGTCAACCATTCCGTCATACATATCGTTCTTAACAGCATAACACCAATGATCTAAAATTAAACCAATAATATCTAATCCATTAGCTTCAAATAGTTTAACTATACCAACGGTTAATGCTTTTGTTCTAACAGTATTATGTCTTTGATTAGTTAATAAGTTTTTAATATGATCAACATCATAAGTTAATATATTAGAATCTTTAACAGGTTTAACATCTTCTAAACCAGTTTCTTCTAATATTACAAACTCTTCTAATGTTTTAGTTTCAATAGTATCTATAGTATAGGAAGTATTCAATGGTAATGAAGTAGCAACTATCTCTTGATTATCAAAACTAGTTACATTTACATTATCTTCATTTTCTTTATTAAGAACAGGATCTGGTAATATTAAATTGTAAGTACCAACTCCAGTATTATTGTTATTAAATATCTTATCTATAATAAGATCTAATGTTTCTTGTTTACCTATATGTTTTTGTAAATAAGGTAAATTTTGATATAACCAATATATAGTTTTTTTCTTAAGTACTTGTACATCATCCCATAGATCACTATTACTTCTAAAGAAATGTTCTAAGAAAAAACTATGAACTTCATTAGTCTTTATTTTAGATATTCTTATATTAGTTATTTGGTTAGGTATATAAGAAAATAATACACCTAATATAGTTGGTAAATATAATTCATCTATTAGCGTATAAGCTGTAACGTGCCATCTTTTTAAGAAAGCTTTAATGACCTTCTCTAGGTCAGCTATTAACCTATACTCTGATGGTTCAACAAGTGTATCATCATATGATAATATAGAACCATCGTCAGCTGTTATAGCTTTATTAATATCACATGGTGTTATACAACCTTTTATATATAAAGTATCGGAAGGATACTTAGACATTAACTCTTCATAATAGTTTTCTTGTTTAAGTAACTCAGTTTTTGTATAGCTGTAGTTATTAAGTAATTCTGGTGTTAGACTTTCTAACATACCAGTTTCTATAACTATTAACTGTACGTCATTATTAGTTATATGTTTTTGACCAGATATGTTTAAGTAGTACTTCCATTCTAATGGATTATCACTAACTGTATAACCACTAGCTATAACACCTTTATTCATAGCTATAGCTACGTCAATAATTTTGATAACTAAGCTATTAGTGAGACGTAACACATCTTGTTGATATTTATCTATAGTATAGAACATAAGAAATCCTTTAGGAGTTATAAATGCCACCAGTAGAACCAAAAATAAATGCAAAACTACTTAGTGTTGTTCGCAAAGATATAAACTCTGCGGTAGTAATCAGTAAATTGAATACATCAAAAATAGAGGCAAATATGCCTGTTAAACCTGTTGATCATTTTAGTGTTGTTAATTCAACTAACGAAAAGATTAGAAACAATGATAATATTTTATTATTATTTCCAGATATTGAAATGTGTATACAAATCTTATCTTCAAGTGTATTATCTCCTAACAACACGTTATCTACAACATTAACTTATTCACTACCTACTTTAAAGTTATTAGATTCTGTTAAAGGTAGTATTACAGAATTAATAAAAACATATTTAGAAAAAACTTATAAGTTAGAAACTAAATTAAATACCATATTTAGAGAAGCATTCTTTACTAAGGGTGCTTGGATAGAGGCTATTATATCTGAAGCAGCAGTTGATGATACTATTAACAGACCTACAGATGGTAAAGTTAATATGGATAATTATAATAAACTAGCTGGCGAGTCTTTAGAACATAAGAAAGTATCACACATAATGCCGTCTAAAACGGTCATGATATCTAATGAAGAAATATTATTAAGTAGTAGTTCTCTTAAAGTTAAGAAAGATACTAAATTAGATAATACTAAAACAGAATTAGATTTACATGTTGAGATAACTGATGATATAACTTCTTTTGTAAAACCTCATAGAGATTTAAAAGATGTTAATAAATTAATATCAAAAGAGTCTTTTAACTTTGATGTTCCAGAAGCATCTGTATTTGATCAGTTATTTAAAATTAATGATAGATATCTTATGGAAGATATCTCTTCTATACCATCTATTGATAAAGCATCAAGAGAATCGTTTGGCGCTCCTTTAGTTTTTAAATTACCTGTAGAAGCAGTTATACCAGTACATGTTATAAATGACCCAACTAAACATTTAGGTTATTTTGTAGCTCTTGATGATAAAGGTTCACCTATCTCTTTAGATTATAGAATGACAGAAGAGCAAGCTAATAATATTATTAAATCATCTTCTGAAATAAATGCTACTAATCATATTATTAATAGATCTAAAGCTGCACTGCATGGTTATACAGAAAAAGATCCTAAGTTAAGTAACCTAGAAGAAATATATAGTAGACTGATAGATGAATCTATTAGAAAAGCTTTAGAAAATGGAGATCTTAGTTCTGTTGCTACTATTAAAGAGAATGCTGATATTTATAGAGTTATGTTTTTTAGAGCTTTAAGAGCTAAAAGAACTAAGTTACTATATTTACCAGCTGAGTCTGTAGCTTTCTATGCATTTGATTATAGAGAAAATGGAACAGGTCGTTCTTATATAGAAAAGACAGCTATGTTACATAGTATCCGTTCTATCTTATTATTTAGTAAAGTTATGGCTAATATTAAAAATAGTGTAACAACTACTAATGTTGATATTAAACTAGATGATGAAGAGACAGACCCACAAGGTGTATTAGACTTAGTAAAATCAGAAGTAGCTAAAACAAGAGCACATTTAACACCTTATGGCGTGACTGATATTAACGATATCGTATCTTGGTCACAAAGTGCAGGTATTAAATATAGTATGACTGGTGGTGGTCTACCTGATATGCAAATAACTACATCAGATAGTTCTACTTCTAAAACTATACCAGATGATACTCTAGACGAGTTAATAAGATCTCAGATCTATATGGCTTATGGTTTATCACCTGATATCGTAGAGTCAGGTTATGCTGCTGACTTTGCTACAACGGTAGTTGCTAAGAATCTTTTATTTGCTAAGAGAACTAATCAATTACAAGTACAGCTTAATGAGATGATAACATCTCATATGAGAAAGTTAATACTTAATGACGCTGGATTAAAAAATAAGATAAGTAAGTTATTAGAAAATAATATAGCTGATATTAAAAAATACATTAATAAAAATAATAAAAACAATAAAGACGACGTAACACAAGATGAAGAAGATATTACATTTAGTAAATTAAAAGATGGTGATATTGTTAACTATTTATTAAAGAGTATTTGTTTAGAATTAGAGTGTTACTTACCTACAGCAGAGTTAACAGAAGCACAATCATTACATGATGCATTCAACTCTTTCAAAACGGCTCTTGAAGAAAACATTGACGCTATCTTCCCTGCTGAGATCATGTCTAGTGAACTCATAGGCGAGTTAGGTAATAAAGCAGATGTTGTTAAAGGTATATTAAAATCAGTTATTTTACGTAACTGGATGGCTGAGAATAACTATATACCAGAACTAGCTGAGTTTGTTACTAAAGATGAGAGAGGTAGTTATAAGTTTAATGCATTTGGTAGCTTTACATCATTTGTTAAGAATATTGGTGAATCTATTATACCATTCTTAAAAGAGATAGAAAAACTATCTGTTAAGATGTCAGAACAGATTAACAATATAACTAATACTGATGGTGATGACCCTGCTATGACCGATGGTACTGAAGAACAACCTACAGATGGTGAGTCTAATATAGATGAAGAAACACCACCTGCTGACCAAGCTGATGAGTTTACAGATGATTATACAGATCCTGAAGAAGAGGTAGTTGAAGAACCACTACCAGAAGAAAAGAAAGAAGAAGAACCAGAAAAGCCTATAGCTGATAAAGAACCAGAAGAAGCTAAAAAGGAAGAGGAACCTAAAGAAGTAGTACCAGATGAAACAACAGATGATGCTACTAAAGAAAAAGAAGAAGAGCTTAAAGAAGAAAAATAAAAACATATATCTACAAGAGACACATATGTGTCTCTTGTAGGTGTTTTACATGTTATACGGTAACAATTTGATAGTTTTATTTAGAGACATATATACCTCATACTCTTTAACAGTCATAAAGGGGTCAAAAATGCTTAAACGACATCTCCGACTATCTCTGAATAGGGTACCTTCTTTTTCATCATTGTAGAGCTCGTGAAGCAATGTTTTCCAATAAGCTGTTTCTGAAGTATCTTTAATATTATTAAAAGAACTTATAGCCTTATCAGAAGTTAATACAACATGACACTCTTTTATTACTATAGGAGCCCATATTGTACCATACACTGCTAACATCTCACCATTATCTTCAGCATGTTCTAAAAGACGTTCACTATATACTTCATAATCTCTAGCTGTTGTTTTTAATTCTAAAAACATAGCATGTAGACTAGTGGTTATAGCTTCTTTATGAACATCTGTAAAACTAGATCTATCGTCATTAATGATATTTACTAAATCACTAACATCATTAATAAAACTACCTATCTTAACAGAACACGGTGACATACTACTATTATGCTTATTAAACATAATTGTTAGAAATCCGTCATAATCTCTTAAAAGATCAGGATCACTAACTTGTCTTAATAACTCATCTTTTAAATCTAAGATATCAGTTGAGCTATTAATAACACTAGTAAATAATAATCTACATTTTTCATTTGTAGCATTATTTAAACTAGTCTTTAATCCATACTGATCAACGACTTTATATAGATTAATATAACCATCAGTAATAAGTGGATTATTTTTAATCCACTTCTTTAACTTAGGTGTTTTAGAAATAGCTTGTAAAACTATACCACCGTTTACACAATAACCTATTTTAGATAACTCCATAAGAAACTCCTTAAATGTTTACTAAACAGTAATTTTTATTTTTATCTAGATAAGCTCTGACAGTAACCTCAGCTTGTAATTCATCGACTACCATAATATTTACATAACCTAACTTAGTAGAAACTTCACTTGTTTCAAAGTGTTGAGTTAATAATGTAAATAAGAATTTATGAGAATCTCTTCTCAATAATTTTCTCTCACCTTTCTTAACTTCTAATAACTCGTCTACTAACATTTCATTAGTAATACATAAAGTAGGTCTAGGGTCTTTAACTACAAATAGGCATTCATCATCAATGATTTCAGTTGTGATATTTGTAATAACTTCTTTAGCATAGTTTAAAACTAAAGTAACAACTAACTCAGCAGCTTCTTTTACTAGTGCTTTCTTATAGCCAGGAATGACAACATTAACAACATCTTCAATATCACTAACAAAGTTAGCATCTTTTAGTTTAAAAGGTGAGTAACATACTCTATCATTAATTTCTATTAACTTAATGGTAATCATACTATTAACTAACTTACTTAATGAGAAATTGATATTATGTAACCTATTAATAGCTTTTAAGATATGAGCATAATCTAACTTCTCTACGCTCTCTAAAGATTTAATAATCAAGGCTAGATCATTAAGTTCAACGTGATCTACAGGTAAAATGATATTTTTAGTACCATGCATAGTGAAACGCATAGTTTTATCATTACCTCTAACTAGATACCATAATGGTTTCTTAGTAAACTCTTTAGAATCATATTCAACATCTTCAATAGTACTAACAGCATCATTCATTCTACTAACTATGGTATCAGTACCAACTACTTCGTATCTAAATAGGTTACCTAGATTAACAACTTCAGCTTTAAGACCTGATGCTAGATATAAAGGATATTCATTACCAGTATCTGGAGTTAATTCTACCTTTTTAGTTTCAGTAGCAGGTTCAGAAGCTACAATAGTATCATAGTAACTTGTTACTGGAGCTGCTGGTTTAGTATAATCACTACCAGCATATCTAGAACCCTGTAATACAGTATTATCTTCATACCCAACACCCATGTTATATGGTGATGCACTCACACCTACTGGTGTAAACCCATTATTTATAGAACTCATACCATAAGTTTGTTGTTGTGGTTGTTGACCATATCCGTATGCTGGGGCATCTGGAATAAGAGCACTGAAATATTTAATAGCTTCAAACTGTGGGTCTGTAACTACTGGCGGATAGTTATGTCTAGCCAACATAGCATCTAGTTTTCTAGCATTATCAATATATGTCTTTGCTGCTTCTAAATGTTGTCTATTATAAGCACTAGGTGGTGCCAACGGAATACCTCTACCTGCAGCATCTTTATAAATGTTTTCTAAACTTAAATTAATGCCACGTAAGTCAGTAACTATTTTTTGTAATACAACTTGATCCATATCTTGTTCCTTTAAGAGATTTTAAAAACTATAACATACAGCACATACTGTATGTTATAGTTATAGTTTTTTATTCTAATTCATCTTCTACATCAAATGACTCAATATGGTCATTTTCTATAACACCTTGTAATACAACATCTAATTTTGTACATATACGTTTTATATTTTCAGGTATGTTTATTCTACCTGTAAATATATCGTAGTCAGTATATAAGTTAGTTCTAAATACTGGACTTGGAGCTGTCTTATTTAAAAACAACATAGAACCAATATAAAGATGTAACGCTTTAAGAGATCTAGTTCCTTCTGGAAATTGATTAGTAGTCCCACGATTAACACCATTTCCTCTATTTTGCAATGTCTTCAGTATGTTTCGCTACAACATACTCGTCTGTATTTCACAGACTGCTTAACTTTTCAGTTAACGACTACAGTTATCTGTAGAAGGTTTAATACTTAGAGTTATATTAAACGTTGAGACTATATCTTCAATGGTCATATGACCAGAGTTTATCTTTTTGGATACGCTTGTACCCTACTCGCTTTACAGCGATAGTCGTTGAACACATCTCATAGGTTATATAACCCTTAGAGACTTCGTTGCGTCGATTGTCCAATCTCAATATGTTTTTACCTTGCCGTTATGAATCATTACTCTAACGGTATTATAGTCTATTTCTAGCTATAAGTGGTAATACTGAGCTCTAAGGAGGTTCCCGCAGTTAGATAAATGCTATGCAGCCATAAGCTGCAAAAGACCAAAACGATCTTCTAGTAACGCTGTTATTTTAGGATACTTTATATCAGAAGAACTTTCTACCATAGCCATAGCTAAGTTAACACTACTTGACTTAACTAGGTTGTATATCTTTTTGCTGGATAATTCCTGTTTTGAGAGAGTATTTATTTCGTTTATTGAAATACGCTTCTTACTAGCTGACTTATTGATACCAAGTATCATTCTATTGAACCCAACTATGATATCATATAGTAAATAATAAAGAACGTCAATATAGCGATTAGCTATGTCGCTATTGTACTCTTTACTATTTAATAACCACATATTAAATCTTTCCATAATCGCAACTAATAAATCAAAGAATGTTGTAATATTTATACCACTTTCTCTTAACTTAGTTTTGATTAGATTATCTATGTAGCCTTCTAGCGTGTTATATAGTTCTCTCACATCAGTAGATATTCTATGCGGGCTATAACAGTCTTTATAAGCCAATCTACCAAGTAACATTCTCCAGTGTTCATATATCTCATCATTTAGATTAGGAGGATAATCTCTTTCACCTATCGTTCTACCATTAATAGCTATTAAGAAACTATCAGCTGTTTTAGGCAATACATCAAATGAATATATAATACCGAATAAGAAGTTTTCTAAGAACTGAGTCATCTTATATTTTTTAGGTATACATATCTTTAAACCATGCCCTATGTAACCCATCTCTAATAGACCTTTAGGTTTCATACGTGTTGACTCAAAGACATTATGAGTATCCCTCAAATTATCTACATTTTGATCAGTAACCACAAACTCATGTATTTTACAATATCTTCTAAGACATTCTCTAAACCCATATTTACCTAATAGGTATAAACTAACAGGTGTAACTGGTTTACCTATTTTATCGGTATGTGGTGTAGTTTTAATAATCTTAGTATGTATAACTTGACCTAGTACTCTTTCATTGTTAACAATGAAGTTTTTTAATTCACCTTGAAATGTTAGTTTATCTTTTAATAACCTAGCAAATACTTCTTTATACGATGGACTTATAACTGTATCTGAAAGTACTGGTACAACAGTATAAGGTGTTGATGATATCTTGATAATATTACCATCTTTACAGAATGGTAAATAGATAGGTCTAGATATTATATTATTTTCATATTTGAAAATATATTCTACCATATAAAGATCTGACTCAGCAAGATCATATTTTGTTTTACTATTATTATTTAATAGCATTTTACTAAACTCTTCTTTAGGAGTTAACCTTCTATAACCTTCATATGTTAAACCAACACCAGGTATTAAAGATTTGATACTAGACTGAAATATTTCATTCAGGAAGTCTGGTATAACCTTTAATATCTCTTTAGCTGTACCGTCAGCTACATTGGTGTTGAACTTAGGTGCTGTTGTATCTATGATCTCAGCAAGTATAGGATTCAAACAACTTACCCTCCCTTTTTTAAGATAACCACGTCTTAAAAACACTATGTAAAGTAGTTAGTACTTTAACAACAGTATCCGCACTCATTTTAATAAGTTCCATATCATTCTTCTTAAATAGATGTTCCATCTCTATAACATGCTTATGAGTAAGTTGTGACATACTCATTAACATTTTCTCTTGGTCTATTCTAAGATTTATAACTTTGGCTCTCATATCAAAATCAGCTATTTTTAATTTATGTTCTTGTAAAGCCATTTCTGCTTTATATTTAGAACGATAGAAATTTCTTTCATCTTCTAGCTTCTGTTTTTCATGGTTCATTTTAGCTAGTTCTAAATTAAACTTTTCTTTTTCTATAGTTAATTTTCTCTCTTCTAATACTAAAGACATATTACCAAGAGTATCAGCTTTTTCTCTAGTTGTAAAGGCACCTATAATCTCACCAACTTGTTCTAAAGAACAGTTAGTTACAATATTCTCTTTACCACCATTTTTCTTAACTGTTAATACAGCACCATTCTTTCTACTATTGTCTTTACTACTATACATTTGATAAACTGAATTACCCACTTTTAAGAAATATTGTTTGTCAGAATCATTGTCTATAATATCTAATACTATAACATTCTTAAAATCATCAGTTATATCTTTAACATCTTCTTTATACTTTAAAGAAGATGGGTGATATAGACTATCTCTTAGTTCACCATTAACAATAAGTAAGTTAGTACTATTAGAATATACATAACCATGTTCTAGTAAACTAGCTTCAGGTATATATGTTATAAGTCTTAACTCTATAATCGGCGGTCTATTTTTACTCTTCTTTTGAATAAGTTTATTAACCACTTCCTGATTGATCGCACTTGCAAACTCTAGTGTGTTAGAATTAGCATAGTGTTCCAGTATACTTTTGATATCAGTAGTTGAGTTATTATAGATGTAGTAGTAGTCAACTATAAAAACACCTTTACCAATATTCTTTACTTTAAAAGCCTGTTCTAATTGGCTCTTAGTCATTATTCCATCTAATGATCTTTTATAACGTACAGGTAACACCATGTTGTTATTACAAATAACTGAAATATGTTTAGAGATATTTGTAAATATAGAACGTTTAGTATCATGGTGCTGATATTCAAAGTCATCAATACATGACACATATGTCCCATAAGCCTGTTCGTGGTTTTGACCATTATAAATGGCATCGTTGTTACTGACTTCGTCAACAACAGCGGTCATTTCAGAATCCAATGTATGTACTGGAATCGCCATCATCCATCCTTCTTATAACCCAATAGAAACGCCTATTGTTTCTACGTTAATAATATGTTATTAAGAAAAAGTAGAAAACAAAAAAAGATACTAACTACATGGGTTATACCCATGTAGTTAGTAGTTGTTAAAAGATTAAGGAAGTTCGTTAGTGTTAACAGTGTTAACAATTTCGATATTTCTAGAAATCTTACCAAGAGCTTGCTCGTAGTCACTGATAGCGAATACATGTAAGATAGGTAGGTTAACGATATGTGTAAATCGTGGAACGTTAGAGACTTCTCTATTGTTAGCACCATTTGTTTGTTTCTTAACATCTGTAACCAATGTTGGTGACCAGATAGTGTTACCAAAGTTAAATGGATCAATCTTGTTATCAGCATTACCTTCAACTGTTGCAAATGACATAATCATTTTGTTTTCAAATCTAGGGTTAGCAGTAGCATAGACATAAGCTGTTAAGTTATCAGTAAGTTTAATTTTGTTAGACTCACCGTTAGTGATATACATTTTAGTACGTACGTCAGTACCAACTAAAAGAATCATCTCTTCATTAACACGTAATGTAGAGAACGCAACATAATAGTTACTGTCTAACATCATAAGTACAGCAGCGTCACGAATCTTGTTGATGAACATAGTAGCGATATCAGCTCTTCTAGAAGAAGATGATAATGAATCTACAGAGTCACTTACAACAATAGCATCACGTTTAAAGTATGGACGTACGAAGTATGAACCAACACCTGCAAGGTTTTCATTAAGTTCAATACCACCAGCTGTAGCTTGCTCTAACATAGCTTCTGTATCAAGAAGTTTCTTAATAGCATACATAGATTGTTTAGCACCAGTTTGTACACATAGGTCAGCTAATGCTTTAAGGTTATTGTTATCTCCACCGATATTAACTTCTGGTCCCATTACTGTTGTAGAAGAAAGGAAAGGTACTTGATAGTTAACTTTAAATGTATCAGAAGCTAATAGTTTACCACGTGAACGTAGGTTGCTGTTAGTTCTGTAAGCATCAACAGTATAACCAACAACTTTAAGGTTAGCAAGTGCTGTAGCGATACGTGTATAATCAGTATCAGTTTTAGTCAATGCTTGACCAAGACCATTGATAACATCAGCAATTTCAACTTTAATAGGTGTTACTTCAATATCACCAGCTTGTACATCTACATCACCTGTAAGTTTAACACGTAGTGCTACTTTAAATCCATTGATAGCTGTACCAAGGATTTCAGATGGAGCTGATTTAGCTGTTTTCATTTCAGGTGTTAACAATACGCTCTTAGCGTCAAATGACATAACTAATGAACGAGTGTTACCAGATTGAGCAGGCATAAATGTTCCGTTAGGGAATACACTTGCGTCAAAGCTTACAACTTCAGTAACTGTATCACCAGCACCATTTTTACCTGTTAGTTCAAGATATACATTTCTCAATGCTACTGAACGATCTAGGTAATCAGTTTGATCAGGTGTACCTTTTGTTAACAATAGGTCAGTTGCTGAAAGAGAGATCAAGTTATGTGTCATACCAGCAAGTAATGGAGAAGTTTCTACTTCTTCAGCACCAGTCGTATCTTTAAACTTATAACCAGCAAGGAAATGTGAAGCTGAGTTATCTCTGTAAACAGGAACTGCTTTATTACTATCTGTTAATAGATGTTTTTCAGAGAAGATGTTCTTAATGATTGGTGCTTTACGGAATTTATCAGCAGAAGCAGAACCATCTAGAGCATGTACGAACTCTTCCATATATGAAGTTACGTTAACTTCAACTGTAATACCTGACTCTTGTGGATCAAGAACGATAGTTGGGAAGAATGCTTCTGAGAATTCATCTTGTCTAATCATAGAGAAGTTAAACATGATAGAATAGTAAGATGCGTTATTGATGTTTTGTCCATCATAAGCTTCTTTAGAAAGTGTAAGATCACCTACACCAACTACACCCATAGATTCAGCAGATACAACTACTGAGTCAGCTGAAGGAGCTCTTTTACCAGCTACACTAGTATATACTGTAGGATCAGTGATTTTAGAAATCATTTTAGCTGCAGTGATACCCATTTCAACATAGTTAGCATCAGCTCTTGATTCAGCACTTACATTAATTTGTTTAAGTACGTCACTATTAAAAGCTAGTGCGATAGCACTATCAATACCTTGTGCATCAGAAGCAAATGTTTTTCTTTCAGCATCAGAAAGACTTTCTGCACTCATAGTACCTCTACCAAGGTTACCACGGACATTCTCATATCCTGAGGTACCAAGTTGAGCTACAACGGATGCACCTAATTTGTTAGCTAGATCGGGTCTTGTAATTAATGGCATGTATATCCTTTGTGTTATTTAGTTAGGTTTTGTTAAAACATGTACGTAAGTACTCATAATCGTTTATAACATCTAATAGATGTTAATATCATAATCTTAAAAATCGTTTAAAGAAAGTATGTTTGGTAACAGCTTTCTCACCATAAGCATTAAACATAGAATTTAGAATATGTTTCCTAAAATAAGTAACAAAGTCTAAGTCCTTAAATCTTAAAAAATTCGTAAACCCTGACTTCATAACAACAAACAAGATCCTATCAGTTATCACTAACTCGAAAATCTCTTTTGTATTGTTATTCAATATAATAGTGTTAAGACTAATATTTTCATTGCTTAACATGTTTATTAGATCAACTTTATATTCATCTAATGTGTTAGGTAACAGTATAGTTTTATTTAATATACCATAACTAAGTAAACTATTGATAGTATCAAGATCATATGATCTATATCTAGTACCTATACCAGCATGGTATAACATATCTATAACTATATTATCCGCATTTACTAAATCAGCTAGTTCTATAGTAGCTAAGTTATCACTTAACCAGCTAATAACTGTATTGTTAAAAGAGGTCTTGAGATCGTAATCCATATCTTTGTCACTATTAGAAAACATTAGTTGTTCACCGAACTTAATCAATGATGAACCTTTTGATTCTAAAGTCTTTACCAGGTATTCGGGTATACCTACTACCTCAAATTTATTTTTCATTTCATTAACGCTCCTTGACCTTGTTTTTATCTACATTTAATCAGTTTTCAATAAAAAACTTTATA